GATTTGATAGGCGGTGCCATTGATATATTTAGCGATGGTCTTAAAGCTATTACTGACTTACTCAATGGAAGCACTGAAAGCTTATTTGATTTTATCAAGAACAATCCAATTACTGCAATTGTCTTAGGCATAGCCACCGTATTCAAAATAGTTGCGGTTGTTGGTACTATCATTTCGACTGTGACGGCTGCAGTAGGCGGTATCGTTACTGCACTAGGAACGATATTCTCAGCGTTAAGCGCTATTGGTGGAGTGTTCTCTGCATTGGCCGCAAGTATAGGAATAGGTTTACTTCCTTTAATTGCAATAGGAGCTGCAATCGGTGTCGCAATATACAGTATAGTTGAAGCCTTTGATTCTGCAAGTAAAGTGTTTGAAGAAACTGGTTCGATTTTTGAAACTCTTAAAGCATTCTTCAGTACATTCGTAGGTAACTTATTTGGAATCATACTTGACGTACCTAAGAAACTAATTTCATGGATAGCTGGCGCTCTAGGCTTTGAGAAGTTTGAAGCATTCCTTGATTCATTTAGTTTTGTTGATGTTATAACCGATGCATACGCTGATGTAGTAGACGCAATCGCTGAAGCCTTTAAAGCTGCGTTTGATTCTGTTAAAAAATTCGTATCTAATCCAATTGATAGCGTAATGAGTTTCTTTGGTGATGGATCTGACGACGAAATCGAATCAGAAGTATCGAAAGGAAAAACTAAAATTTCTAAAGAGGTTTTAAACGTCGTATCTGAAAAGACAGTTGCAACTACAAATGATTTGCAAAAGTCCTCTACAAGTGGGTTAGCAAGCACCAATATGTTTGGTGATACTATAACTCCTGTATCAAGTGGTACAAACTCTGTTACAAGTAATGATTCGCTTGTATCAAATAGAATAGCAAGCAACGGTAGTCTGTCATCCAATGCAAACTCTATTTCTAGTATAAACGGCAATGACCCATTAACAAATAATACATTTAGTAATGCAAGTCTTTCATCTGATAGTAATAGATCTGTAAATAGCTCAACTGGTGCTTCAACATTAGGATCTATTATAAACACTGTGGATTCTGGGTTGTCGAACATACTAACTAATGATAACATATTAGGTTCAATCGCAAATACGATTACATCGAATATGGCGTCAGCTGGCGATAAATTGGATAGCATGGAAGTTAATAAGCCTATAACACAATTGCGTAATTCTCAAGTCGAGAATAATCAGTTACAAGATATGGATAAACAGTCAGGAAGTACCGCAGTTGTTAGTGCAATTAATAACTCAAGTTCAAGTAATTCTTCAAGTAATACTACTATCGTCAATAACAATAATAAAGGGATTGATGATTTGATTAGAGGAATGGCTTATAGTCCAGTATAAACAGAAAAGGCGTACCATTAAGATACGCCTTTTCTTTTTCTTTTAACTATTAACTATTTGCTAATCTGTCAAAGTAACTCAACGCGTCGTCATCACCATCAGGTTCAACGGCCGTTGGAGAATCGTCAACTTGCGTTGTACGTTCAGCCTTCGAAGCTTTTTCCTTAATCTGTGGAGCTTTAGCAGTTTTACTTAAATCGATTTCTTCAGCAGTTTTGGTAGGTCGAGACTCACCAAGTACTTTCATTAATCGACCTTTAAGCTCATCATACGTCTTATAGCTTTTAGGATCAGTGTATGCAGCTAATGGTTTGCATTCATTATAAACTTCTTCAAGCTTAGCTTCATCGCCTTCCATAAATTCAGATATTCCGGCGAACTCTGACTTATCATAGTTTACCCAACCTTCAACTTTACGGATTTTGATTTTGAAGTCAGCACCTTCCCAGAAATCGTATGGGTTGATTGGCTTCTCATCTTCGAATTGTGGTTGCATAACATCCATAATTTTATCAAAGATTTTCTTACCGAACTTATAATGGAATACCTTACCTTCGTTTGAAGGATTAGATGGGTCGCTAACTACGTAGATATTCGAAACATAATGCAAGCGGCGTTTACGTTCACGCGCAATAGCTTTATCTTCATCATTACCACTTGCCCAAAGTTCGCTGTTCATTTCTGAAACAGGATCGTCTTGACCAATTGAAGTTAGAGAGTTTTCAATATACCATAAACCAGTTGGTCCTTGAAAGCCATGATCCCAATACTTGCCCCATGGTAAATCATCACCATCAGCAGGAGGTAGGAAACGAATAACGGCATAACCATTACCAGCTTTATCACGCGTTGGTTTCCAAACGCCTTCATCACGGTTTTTGTTATTTGTACCAGAAGCGGCTTCAGCAGCTTTGACCAATGCGTCCATTGAATTAGAACGTGATTTTTTAAGTTTAGCAAAACTCATATGTATTTCCTCGTATATCTGAATGATTCAAAAATTAATAATATAAACAGTTAGTGTGCAAATGTATCTAATATAATCTGTTTAGTGACGTCAAGATCGACTTCAAGAAACGGATTGTAGTTATATATAAGGCCTTTTATATCGGGCCATGCGATAGTATCAACAATTTTATTGTCACACTCTTCAATAAAATTAGTTAACTTGTTTAAGATTACGACTGTCTCAATGGACACCTCTCCTTCAAGATACTGCTGAATGATAACTGGGTACGGATCTCTATATACTATTATATCATCAAATCGCGAAATGTCAATAGATATTTTCTCTAAATCTGATTTAAAATTATATCCTAGAGATTGATTAACACGTTTCCACTCTTTAAAAGTTTCTTCGTCGCCAACCATATCACCAACCCACATATTGCCTTTACTCATATGAGCAACAAAGTAATCTATTAACTCACTTGTTTCGTTAAACTTTTTAGCAACCTTACCAAAGAAAAACTTATCACGACGTTTAAAAAACGATTTAGGATTCGCGCTAGTTTTAAACTTATATTTCGTTGCATCATAATCCGATGTAAAGTGCAACCGCATAGCATTGTAAATATAATAGCAATGGTAAGGATCTAAACTCATACAGGCAGTCTCCCACTGCTACTACTCTTAATGTAGTTATTTTCCACAGCTTCAGCTTCAATCTTTGCTTTTAGCGGTGTATTGATTAAACGAGTAGCATCACTCATATCAATTGAGCTATCATCACAAACTTGTAGTACAGATTCGATGTATCCAAGTTTAGAAGTGTGAACCAATTCTTCGACCATCAAAGCAAACTTTAGCGGCGTGATAAATCTTTCTTCACTAGCAGCATCAAGCATCGAGGCTCTCAACTTTCAATACGTTTTCAACAATGAATGAACGCCAACCGTTTGCATCAAGGTCAAAGCAACGTACAGTTGTATCGTTTTCCTTAACTTTGTTTTCAGTTGTTTTTGGAATCTGATCTTCCGGTATTAAATCTGAATTCAGCGTACAAGTCATTCTACGGAAGTCGCCGTTCTTTTTGTTAAACTCAACGATAAGAGATCTATCGCGTAAAGCTTCAACAATTTCATTTCTATTCTGCATAATCATCTCCTGTTATATAACCTTCTTTAACAAGTTTTTCGTATAAATTACGAGTCACGGTTGTTGTTTCAAAGGACCATGGTCCGTCGCCCTCAGCTAATGTAACAAACTGCGTTACTGATATTGTTTTTAACGGTACTTGGTTTTTAACTTGAAGCAAATACTGAGCGCCATCAAGCATTTCTTCAATCGCATGTAAACACCAGTCAGCATGAGTTAAGTCGGTACGATCCATTGAAACGCCATACTTCTTCAATCCAACATCGGATCTTGAGCGTAGCATTTCAACAATTTCTTCGGTGATTTTACTTGTCATATATTAAGCCTTTATCAAAAAAATGTCTTGCTAACAAAAACGGCCAGCATATACTTATTATTAGCGTTAGCAGAACTTTGAACGACCGTGGTCTTTTCTTCAGAATTCTACGGCTAAGAGCATACACAAACGGTATCTGCAGCATCACGGTAGTGAAATACGCTAAAGCGAAGTAATCAAGCATAATGTATTTCCTTTATCAATTTATAGATCTATTATATCAAACTATTCGGTAGATGTCAATGGTTTTAAGCAAACTTTCTCGAGTATTTTTATTACAAGTCGGGAACCATTCTTCAAAGGTTAAATCGTTATTATTCGACTTTTGAAACATGAATGCGTTGAATGAATAATCCTTTACAGCCATTGCGAAATCTTTGCGGTTAGGCAACAGCGATTTGAATTTATTCCATACGTAATCTGTAGTGTCGTTAAGATCGTTATAAGCTAGGATGTACTTATTAAAGATTTTAGAATCTTCAGGAAATATTGCAAGGTATTCATCATGTTCATTAATCATAATTAAATCAATAACACGACGAGGAGTTAAAGCACCTTCACCGCGAAGATGGTGAGCCGCAACATAAGCAGGATTCTTAATCTTCATCACAGGTTGACCAAGTTTGTTATACATAACATAACCTTCGTTTAAATCGCGAAGATTCTGTGCCGCAGCAACGCATCCTTTATATGTCTCGAATGAATACATCTTAGGCACTTCCCAACATGGCATTGAAGACGCTGAATAATGCCCAAACTCGTTATTACGTTTTGCAAGTAAGTAAGCCTTTCTTTCGGCATATCGAGTTACGACGCGATTCTCTGGCGAAACTACTTCGAAGATATAAGTTGACTGATAATCTAAAGCAAAGTTATCAATTGGCTTAATAACAGTTTCTTCGATAAGTTCTTTCCATGAAAGCTCCAATCCATTGATTAACATATCAGCTTCAGGCATTATCATTGAGCGAGTACGGTATAACCATTCGCCATTATAATAAAACAATCCAACAAGAGAACCATCAACCTTTTCACACGCAACCATTTCATTGATGTCATCGGAATCACCAGCACCGGCTTCACCAAAGTTAAAGAAACGATCAAACGAGCGTGATACTATTTTGAAAGTATCATCGGCGTATTCAAGCACCAATGAACGGCATTCCTGAACGATAGGATTCGTTTTAGGCGATTTGATTTGACAATAGTTCAAGCAATAAAGGTTAGGGTATTTTGGATTCGACGCGATCTTGATACCAAGTTCTTCGGTCAAGTCGTCAAGTGAATGTGTTTCAAGATATTTCAATATTTCCATAATCTATTTTCCAAATTTTGCGAATATTTCGGCAGCAAGTCGTTTTGCTACAGCAGCTTTTTGTTTTTTATCATAAGATTCTTCAAATCGTCTTTCGTCAGGCGTTCCAAATATCTCGTCAGCTTCTTTTGATAATTCCATCACTGAATATTTTCTCATAATATAATTCCTTATGCGTCGATAATAACTTTAACACCAGTCATTGCTGGGTTGTAAGTATAAACTACGGTTTTTCTAAATTCGACAAGCTCGCCTGTCTCATCGTTAGCTTGGACAGGAGTATGACCACCACACGTTTCGCGGATATCTTGCAGATGTTCTATTAATTGGTCCAGATTCATAATTTATTCCTCGCCCAGTCTTTCATAATTTGCTTCAATCTCAAAAAAATACTCATTAACAATTAGAGATATTTCTTCGCCAACAAGAGGTCTTCCGACCCCTGTAGTTATATCGTCGATGAACGTTGAAAACGAAGTACGAGACTCAGTGTAAAGGCGATTTGCTTCAATCTTAAAAAAATACTCATTAACAATTAGAGATATTTCTTCGCCTACAAGAGGTCTTCCGACCCCTGTAGTTATATCGTCGATGAACGTTGAAAACGAAGTACGAGACTCAGTGTAAAGGCGTTCTGCGATTCGATTTAACATAATAATTTTATTCCTTAACTCAATTTGTAGATCTATTATATCAAAGATCTGACGCAATGTATATAGTTTTTATAGAATAAAAAAGAATAACTATATAACTATCCTTTTATTTGTAGAAGATTTGCTTGGAAGGCATCGATGATTTCTTTACGTTTAACACCCGGCCAATAGATGTAATCACGCCCTAAATCATTACGTAAGTTGTCAAGAAGGGGAAGAATAGATGTGTACATCGTATCTAAACTAGTTTGAAGTTGCTGAACTCGTTCGCTCGATTCTTCAGCAGTTGCTGTTGCGTTTTGTACTTCATCAAGCTCGTCTGCGTTAACAGCCGTAAAGCCAAAATCATTAAAGACAACACTCATGCTGCTTTCCTCTTAAATTTAAAAATTCTAAGGATATTCTTTACGCCATGAGCCCTGACAAGGTAAACGCGTATGTAAGCGAATACCGTCATGATTGCGGTTGACACTGTTGCTATAGCGAATGCACTTGATATATCGAATACATCAACGATTAACCATATTGTAAATAACGAAAGCGGATAGTTTGTTACTAATCCAGTCAACACTATTTCATGGGTTTGTTTCAAAATGTCTCTATCAATTTTCATAATGTCTCTATATTATACCAAATTTATTTAATAGTTGTGCCATGAATAATAACAACGCCCACGGTGGAAAGAAAATCGCAACTAAAGTTGACCAAAAGCCCTTCGCAATAGCGATCCCGCATATCCATAATAATATTATCGTTAATTCTACTAATTCACTCATTAGTTTATACCTTTCGTTTACATGCTTTACCACGCCCATCTTTAGCGTAATGCTCATTCGTACGATTCATCGCTTCTTCAGTTGCTTCAAGCAAATCTTTTGTACGTTCAGGTTCAGCTTCTTCACCGTATTCGCATACAATAACTTTATCGCATTCAAAACGAATCGTGCATAAAACACTGAATGACTTAGACCGATTAATTGCATAATGCATCCCTTCGACCTTATCCACAAAGTCTTCTACTTTATGCGAACCATTATTACCAATTACCCATACTTTATATGACATACGTCCACCATTATATAACCCATCTTATTAGTAATTCCTTGAAGTTAGTTGTCCATAAGTTATTTATAAGATCGGCATTACCAAATCTCTTCGCCTTCCTTTTTATAATTCCTAACGCCTTCAAGCACTTTACCATTATTATAACGGTCGATAAACATACCTGACTTCTCACCAACAGCTGCTGCGCATTTAAAGCCATCGTCAACGTCAAGATAAACATTATTGAAGTAAAAAGGTTTCAGAACAGTATCGCCATTCCACCACGGCACAGCTCCAATATACCCATCGCGTTCAAGACGTTCTCTCGTCGCAGCAAACGACGGATGATCTTGCGATCCTGTGATGCTTCCATCATGTTGGCCATTATCGTTCAAGAAAACCGTTTGGACAGTACAATCAGTTAAATACTTTGGATTGACGAATACCCAAATTGGCAATTCGAAATCAAAACTCGTTTGCTGCATATAGCCATCGGCTCTTGCAAGATTTGCCGGTAGAGAATACGGCACACAATTATTAAGCGACATATCAATTTCCTTTATTAATTTATAGATCTATTATATCAAGTATTGACGTCCATGTCAACAACTTATTTAGATCGTTTAGTTATTAGGATATATCTTGAAGATCTAAGGAGAACTGCTCGGCTTCGTTAGTACCTTTCCAATATTTCAATTCGGCCTTAGCATCTTTGATTTGAAGAACGAGCGCTTTAACCATTTCATCAGTAAGCGACATAATATTCATCTTAAGTAAACGATCACTATCTTCGGCTGTTGCAGTTGTACAGCTAAGAATCTGCGTTGCAACATCGGCTTTCTTTTTACCTTTAAAGATAATGATATCATCAAGAACTGCAGAAACGAATTCCTTTTTAACAGTTAACCAACGTAATGCTTCAGTGAATTCATTCTGTCGTAATTCGATTCTACGCTTAATAAAAGCAGACATACGATAATCAACAAAGTCAGCAATCAATTTTTTATGGTCATCGTATTCTACGAGATTCTCATCCCAATCAATTACATTAAGATTCTCAGTATGAGACTTCTTAAGTTTAAGTATAGAAATCAATTGAGCTTCGGTTAACTTTGCAAGATCGGCCCGTTTGAATTTTACTTCAAAGGTAAAGCCATTTGATGAGCATTGATCTTCAAACCCAGAGATATTCCCTTCGCCTTCAAGTCTATCAAGAATGTTAACGTATGCTTCGCGGTCAACACCATAAGGAATTTCAGTAATAAGAACTGAATTACTATTAAGACGTTTAACGATACCAAAGCAATCATATTGATTAAAACCATTAGACACTACCTTTCCTTTAAAATCTGGAAAAGTAATTGGAAGATCATTCTTAATCTTTCCTGTCGCAATGTATTCTTTGCACGCGTTAATTATATCATCAGTTGCCCGAGGTAATATGTTTGTCGCAAAACCAGTCGCGATACCTTTTGTTCCATTTGCAAGAACGAGGGGAATCACTGGCATATAGAATTTCGGCGGAATGTGCTCAGGATCGTCATGTGGTATTACGAGTTCGTTATCCTTTATGTACTTATTAAAGTTAGGATGCAATCTGGTATAAACATAACGTGCTGCGCCTGCTTGGGGTACTTGTCTTGTACCAAAAGATCCTCGACCTTCGATTAAGCAAACATTGTTGTTCCATGTCGCAGCCATCAATTGACCTGCGCCAGCCGCGCTCGCTTCTCCATGGTTATATCCGTAATCAGATACAATACCACTCACAGCCGATACCTTTTTAAAATCTTTAGGCGTATTGACAATTGAAGAATACACATAGAATCTTTGCACAGGTTTCATCCCATCACAAAGCGACGGAATCGCTCGCGCTTCGATTGTATATCGAGCGAAACCTTTTATTTCATTCTGAGCCATTTCACTCAGAGAATATTTGTTTGCCATTCTTATACCTTATTGATTGCTATATGATTCATTAGCTGCCTTATGATTGCTATATGAATCAAATTTTAAATTTATAACGTCTACGGCGTAAACCCAAATCTCACGCCCGCGTCCAATAAGACGATGGCAGTGATTATCATATACGCTGCTAATTGTAGTTTTATCTAAAAGATCTGTACGATACTTAACGGTTAACGATAAATGACCATCATCTATAATCACAGTTCTCATTCTTGTTCCTTACTAGGTGGTGGTGGCATATGTTGCCAATGTGTAGGTTCAGAATCATCAAATGCACACCAGAAACCACATGAATTGCCCGCATCAAATTGGTCAACCCACACCTGACCATTTGCAGAACACAAAACATCAACGGTGAGATAGACTTGTCCGGATTCAAAATCGCTTTTAACTATAGGCAATCTGTCTTCAACGCTAATCCAATTGTCTTTCATAATTTATTCCTTAACTCAATTTGTAGATCTATTATATCAACTAATTACATAGATGTATATAGTTTCTTTAGAATAAAAAAGAATATCTTTATTCCTATTTCAGCCAATCCTTTCTTAATTGAGCAGACTTGTGATTGCTATATGAATCATTCCGTTGGAGTTTTTTGGCAAGTGCCCAATAATATAAAATACGCCATCACGTCGTCTTCATGCATATTGAGCAAACGTTTAGTATCTTTCTGAGTCATAGTATACGACTCGATGCGTAAACCCCGAACTGGATATCCAAAGGGGTAGTGCCTAAACTCGCCAGATTGCAATAGTATTTTCATTATTTAATTCCTTAAAACTCTTGCATCCAAGGACCATCATTGATTTTAACTAAATCAACGATAGCACCATGACCGCTCGCAACTTCTATTTCTAATCTTGCTTCAATAACAAGATCGTCATTTTGTTGAAGTTTCATGTTTAAGTCGATAACCTGATGAACTGCAACGATTTCGTCATGCTTAGGGGAATTCTTGTGGGCATTACGGACGACATCAACATTGTTTAGCAATTCTAGTTTCATTTCGCGAATATTCATAATTTATTCCTTAACTCAATTTGTAGATCTATTATATCAACTAACCGAATAGATGTATATAGTTTATTTCATTGTTTTTAGAATAAAAAGGAATATCCTTATTCCTATTTCAACCAATCCTTTCTCAATTGAGCAGACTTACCATAGATGATTTCAAACCAATGCGGATCATCAATTGTTATAGTGTCAAGTTTAGGTGAATTGATTATCTTATCATATTCATCTTCGGTATGCGATGCAAGACCTTTTATATAACGGTGATGATAACCATTTCCTTTTGATTTAAACTCGCTTGCTTCATCATACGTATAAAACCACTTAACGTCTTTACCTTTCGATGATATAAGAATCGGAGTACGCGCAACATGTACACGGCCTTCTTCAAACAATCTAGGCCAGAATTTATAAAAGAACGCAATCAATAAAGGCATGATATGACCGATACCGTCGTGATCTTGATCGGTTAACGTTGCGATGTTTTTATAGTCCATGTTATCGACGCTGTCAGGATCGTTTATATCAAGACCAAGTACCGCAACCAATTCGCCAAGTTCTTTATTCTTTAATACGTCAGCAGGTTTCATATCCCAAACATTCATGATAACCCCACGTAATGGGTATGCACCACTTGTCTTTGGATTACGAACCTTAAGGAAGTAGCCTATTGCACTATCACCTTCGGTAATAAACAATGTAGAATCTTGAGTAGTTGAGGCGATATGTTTTGCAACACGAACCTTTTTAAGTTTCTTTTGAGCAAGAGTTGCGGCTCGTTTATCGGCTGCAAGTTTCTTAGCAAGTTGAGCTTCAACAATAGGACCAATGATATCTTCAGAGCTCATAATCTTACGGGCAATCTTATCAAACTCATCAGCATCGTAATGATTTTTAACTTCAGTTATATTAGAAGTTAATCTTTCTTTTGTTTGACTATCATACTTAGGATCTTCAAAGTTACGAGCAAACAATACGAATGTCATACCTGACTTAAACGTTGACTTTGCAACTTCAATCTTAAACTTGCGTTTAACCATTTTAGTCAATTCATCGACAATACCATTCATAATGTAATCAACATATGTTCCACCCTGTCGAGTGTTAACACCATTGATATATGAAGTAGTACGGAATCCGTCTTCAGACGAAGCAATAAAGAATGAACTGTTTTCGCCTTGAGATATAACGGCACTTGCATCTTTATCAGCCAAATACATTTCAGCGTACTTACGTAATGTCGATGCTTTCAGTCTGCGTTTATTGAACTTAAATGCTATTTCAGGAAAAGCTATTTCAAGCGAAGCTAAACGATCTTCGATGAATGCTTCAACATCAATCTCAGCAAGATCGTTAATTGCAAATAATTCAAAGTCTGGCGTAAATCGTACAAGAGTACCATTACCAGTTTTCTTTGAAACTTCCCACTTTATTTCTTTTGCGCCGTCTTTACAATCGACATCAACTCGGTTTCCTTTGGACCAAGTAGACCCATGAAACTTAGTTGACATGAAGTTTGTACATGCTGAACCGACGCCGTTAGCACCAATCGTTGTACGGTTATCATTAAACGAAGAACCTGCATTAGTTCTTGTCCAAGCTGCAACTGGTTGGAGAATCTTATCACCATCAGGAGTTGTTATTTCGGCTTGAGGAATACCTCGTCCGTTATCAGAAATCTCAATTGAATTACCAGAAACGGTTACTGAGATTTGATTTGCGTATTCATAGTTTGTACGAATAGCTTCATCAATTGCGTTATCAATGATTTCATCAACCATCTTAATGATCGCCGGAACATATTCATAATTGCCCCATTGACCGCTGATGAATCTTTCGACCTTTTCTTTTGAAGTGGATCCTAGATACATGCCGGTTCTTTGGCGCACATGTTCTCGTGCTGATAATATCTTAAACTCATCGCTCATTATTAATCGCCTTCTCATATATTATTTTAGCTAATTGTATCACACTCTTATCAGAATGTAAACCATTATTTTGCACAAATTGAGCATGCTCAACATATTTATTAAACTCTGCTTGACATACATGTTCAAACGGTCGCTTTGTGTCTACAGTTTTCAAAGTGGTACCTCTTCATTCCGCCGCCTTTACCAACAAAGTTACAATGCGGACATGTCGATTCTTTCTTAACCATTGACTTAAACGGTAACCGACCTTTCACATAACCTTCAGGCACAGGCTCATTATTTTTAATACGTAAATTCTTTTTACCATCGTTACACCATATAGATGCTGATGTAGGGTTATTCTTTAACATCCATTCAGAATGCGCCTCAGCACAACCCTTTTCAATACAGGCCGCCTTTACTTTCGCCTGACGAGCTGCGACAGCTTCAGGGTTTTCTGCGTTCCAGCGTTTAATGCCTTCACTTATTTTATCTTTAACACCATCATTATGCACTGGGTTATTCTCACCTAATCTTTGTAGAGCTTGTCTTTGATATGTATTTAAACCATCATCGCCAACAATCAGCGCGGTTTTCTTCGCG